TGATCGCTTCGTCCGTCATCTGCCGCGCGAAGCCCTCCAGCTCCACCTGCAACGCGCCGTTCTCGTCGCCCTTGAAGTGGAGCTTGCTGCCCGTGAAGTACTCGAAGCGCAGGTCCTCGTGGTTCGTGCCGTCGCTGTTGCGTCCGCGCACCGTCGCGGTCTTCGGCGTCCAGACGCCGACGCCCGGGTCGAACGTGTGCACGTACGGGCCTGCGCCCGTCGTCGTCGGCGCCCCCAGCGCCAGCGCCAGCAGCCACGCGAGCTGCTCGTAGGGCGCCCCGACGTTCGGGTCGCTGCGCAGCACCCCGTTGACCGCCTTCTTCAGGAGCGCCGTCGGCCCGGCGTTGCGCACCATCACCCCGATCGGCGTCTCGCCCCGCGCGACCGGGTAGTCCGGTTCGAACTCGCCGATCATGAAGAGCTGCTCGGTCGCGGCCACCGCCGTCCCCGGCGTCGCCTCGACCCCGATCTCGACCTTGCGGAGAGACTTGATAGTCCCGGTGGGCATTACCCCTCACCCCCTTCCTGGGCCCCGTCGCCGGCCGCGCCCGCGGGCGGGTCCTTCGTCTTCGTGTAGAGCGCCATCGCCGGCCCGGGCACGGTCTTCGTCTTGCCCTCGTCGTCGGTGACCTCCACCGTCTCCACGATGCGCCCGGCCGCGACGTGCTCCCGCCACTCCGCCTCCGACAGGTCGCGCGCCGGCACGCCGGGGATGTAGGCCCCGTCTCCCGTGTACTTCCTCATGGCTTCAGCTCCTTACTCTCCACCGTGCCGATCACCAGCACGCAGTCGAACCCGACGAACGCCACGCCCGCGTACAGCAGGTTCCCGCGCGGCGCGTCGACGGTCTGGCTGATCAGCGCGGCGTTGTCCACGCCGTGCAGCGCGGTCGCCTCGTCGAACGGGTCAAGCACCGCCTCCGCGAACGCGTCGATCATCTCCGCCGCCGTCGACGCGTCCGCGTCCCTCAGCAGCGCCAGGCAGCTCACCGTGTAGCGCATCGTCCGCGCGCCGTAGCTCCGGGCCACGACCTCCCGCTTCGGCGGGTAGATGACCACGCAGGGCGTGTCGCCGATCTTCGCCGGCGGCGTCTCGTAGACCTTCACGATCTGTTTGGCCGGCTTCTCGATGCTCACGCCGTGGAAGCACTTGGCGATCTCCGCGCGCAGCTCCAGCCAGCCCATCTACCGCCCCCACCGCTGCTCGATCTCGCGCGCGGCCGCGCCCGTCGCGCGGTCTGCCACATCCTCCGTCGAGTCCAGCGCCTGCTGGAAGAACTCCACCGGCTGCGTTCCCCGCCGGCCGATCGCGCGCGCCAGGTAGAACGCGCGGTCCTCCGGGATGCCGTGCCGCCCGGCCCAGCTCGCCATCGCCTTGATCGGCGGCATCCGCCCGCCCGGCGGCCGCCCCTGGTCCACCTCGAAGACGATCGGGCTGTTGCTGTAGACCTTTCCCTCGAGCTGACCCACCGGCGTTCCCGCCGGGCTAACGCTGTGCCGGATGTTGTCGCCTGTCCCCAGTTTCCCCAGGTCGACCGGGTGCGGCTTCGCGCCCCGCCGCGTTGCCAGTTGGGCGTACTCGGTCAGCTCCACCACGACGCCCCGGACAGGGTCGAGCACCTCATCCAGCTTGACCCCCAGCCGCTCCAGCCCATCGATGTCGATCGTCACCTGCATCGCTATCGCCTCGTCAGCGGCCGAGCGTAGTCGTGTTGGATGCGCTGCACTTGGCTGAAGGCGGCCGGCGACAGGTTGACCTGCTGGTCGATCTGCTGGAGCTGCAGCGTCATCCCTGCCTTCTCCAGGTCGAGCAGCTCGCGCGCGATCAGGATCGTCGCCTCCCTCACGGCCCCCGGCCGAGCCGGCCAGCCGAAGACCGCTGTCACCTCAATGGCTCTCCGTTGGTCCGGCCAGCAGGAGAGGAGCGCGCTCGAAGGGTTCACCTCGATGGACTCGAACGGCTGCGCCTCTGGCTCCAGCTCCGCGTTCTCGGGCCCCAGCCAGTAATCCGTGTTCAGCGCGAGCGTCTCCCCGCTGTCCGCGACGTCGTAGTCGCCGTTCAGGTCGACCTTCACGATCAGCCCGGCCGTCGTCGCGATGTCGATGGGCAGCCAGAGCAGCTCGCGGCCGTTGCCGTGGAAGATCCGCGCCACGGCGGCGACGTTCTTCGAGAAGAAGCGGCGACACCGGCGGTCGAGGAGCCGCGAGACGGCTTTCAACAGCGCGGTAATGGCCGCGTCGTCCTTCTCGTCGTCGGCGCCCACGGCGGCGCGAAACTCCTTCGCCGTGGCGTACGGACTGTCTAGAGCCATCGAATTACCTCACCGGGTCTACAGGCCCGGGCTACTCCTCTTCGTTCTCTCCGCCGCCGTCCTCGCCTTCGGGCTTCGCCGGCGCCCGACGCCGCGCGCCGCCGGTCCCGGCGCGTTTGCTCGGCCGCCGCGCGGCCGTCTCGCTGGCGCCGGCTGTGGCCTCCTCGATGTCGTCCTTGCCCGCAGGGTCAGCGAAGCCGCGGTCGATCAGCTCTTCGCCCTCGTCCTTCGGGACCTCGTAGACCCTGCCGGCCTGCCGGACACCGTCGGGCCCGGCGCTCAGTGTGCGCATTCGCACCTTCATGCTGGATCCTCCTTCCGGTTCGGATATGACTGGGCCCGGAGGATGTGCCCTCCGGGCCCCCCGGTTCGCTCGCTCAGTGGGCCCCGGCTACGCCGTGCCCTCGGCCGGGCTGACGTGCAGCTCGCCCGCGACGTTCGCGCCGTGCACCGTCGGCATCTTCTTCGGCCCGTACTGGATGTACTCGGCGGTCGCGACCACGGCGTTCGCCGTCGCCCGGTCGACCACCAGGCGCACGTAGCGCTCCTTCGGCCGGAACAGGTCGATGTAGAACGCCTTGTCGTCGTCGCTGTCCGCGACCACCTGGGCCGAGCCGAGCAGGTCCGCCGCGTCCGACAGGCCCGAGTCGTTGCCCTGCTGTGCCCGGATGCCTGACACCGCGGTCGCGGTGATCGCGCCGAAGCGACAGATCATCAGCACGCCCTCGAAGCCCTGCATGTCCAGGGTGCTGCCCAGAATGTCCGTCAAGCCGGCGACCCCTGCGGTCGGGGTGATGGCGCTGCTGATCTTCGTTTGCTTGCTCAGGTTCAAGGTCTACCTCCTCCTTCGCCGTCGCCCGCTCGGGACGACGGCTGGTCTCCTAATCCTGTCCCGCTGACTCGCTCTCTAGGCGAGCTTGCCGCGGACGAACGCCTCCTCCAGCACCGGCATGCCGTCCGTCTCGAGCCGGCCGATGAAGCCCACCTGGTTCGCCTCCGCGTAGAGCTCGACCAGGCGCTGGACCTGCATGTCGAGAGCGTCCGCGATGTTGTAGAAGGCGAAGTCGCCCAGCATCGACACGTACAGGCCCGTTGTGAAGGTGTTGGGCGTGTACTCGCTCATCATCAGCGGCAGGTTCAGCAGGCGGTCTGGCTGGCCTGCCTGCAGCCCCGGCTGCCAGATGTACTGGTTGTCGGTCGTCTTCAGCTTGGCGACGCCCTTCACCCCGTCCCGGTGGAAGAGCCAGCGCGCCCGCACGTGGTACGCCCCCTTCAGGGCGTATTTCATGTCGAGCAGCCCGTCGGCCGTGATGGCCGTCGTGCTGCCGCAGACGACGTCCCGCCCGGTGGAGATCCCCTGCGCAGACGCCGTGAAGACGCCCAGCGGCTGGTTCGCCCCGCTCCCGGTCTGGAACGCCTTCTCCTGCGTGATGCCGAACTTGTACGCCAGGCGGTCGCGCACGAGCTGCTCGATGTTCTGCGAGGACACGCGGAGCAGCTTGTTCGACACCTTGATGCGCTTCGCCAGCGGGTGCGGGTGCAGCTCGCGCTTCCCGAAGTCCATCGCCGTGTCTTCCTCGCCCGTGCCCAGCTCGGTCGTCCAGTCGGCGTCCGCCGGGTCCGCGTCCAGCGACACGATGCCCAGGCTCGCGGCGTTGGCGACCGGGTTCTTCGTCGCGAGCTGCCTGATGAAGACCTGGTCGTCGACCGCCTTCAGCAGGTCCGTGACGAACTGCACCGGCGCAACGGTGTAGCCGCCCGGCTCATCGCTGTCCGCCTGCAGTGAACGGTGCTCCTCGGCCGACAGCGCCGCGTTGCCGCTGCGCAGGAAGCGCTGGAACGCCGCCCGGTACTCCTTCGTCGCCCGCGGGTTGTTCCGGGTCTCCGGCGGGTCGCCGCCCTCGGCCGGGTCCGGCCGGGGCGCCGGGTCGCCCGCCGGCTCGCGCAGCCGGCGCTCTTCGTCCTCGAGCCGCTCGAGGTTCTCGATCGTCAGCGCCAGGCCGGTGCTCCGGCTCGCGCCGTCGTCGCCCATGCCCGTGCCGAACGTGCCCGCCTCGTCGAGGAGCGCCGTGTAACGGGGCTCCTCCTCGGCGTTGAGCACGGCCCGCTTCTCCTCCTCCGCCTTCGCGTAGATCGCGCGGGCATCGGCGATGAGCTTCGCCCGCTTCTCCCGCAGGTCCTTGATGTCCAAGGGTCTTACCTCCTCCTCTGCTTTCGGTTCGTCTATCCGATCAGCTCGAGCCGGCGACGGACCTGATCGAGGGACACACTCCCCTCGTCCGGTCCCCGCTCTCCCGGCGGGTGGATGCCCTCCGGCGCGCCGGGTAGCGTCGAGCTGAGCGTGTCGATCGCTCGCTTGATGATCTGGCGGTCCTCGTCGGTCACTTCGTCCGGGCGCTCGAGCGCGCGTTCCAGCGCGCCGGCCAGCTCGTCGAGCTGCAGCCCGGCGCCGTCCAGGATGGCCCGTGCCTGCGCGTCCGTCTGCGGGTAGGCGGGGAACGTGACGGGCGACACGTCGAACAGCTCGACCTCGATCAGCTCCCTGATCGTGTCCTTGCTGTCGTCATTCGTGTTCATCCACTCTTCGCGGACAGCCCGGAACCCGAACGACGCCTGGTCGACGTCGCCCCGCTCCAGCGAGACCATCATGTCCCGCGCCCACGTCGTGTCCGGCGGGATCGCCTCGAAGAACAGCCCCTTGCTGTCTTCACGCAGCGACAGCGTCTTCGACCCCACCCTCCCCAGGACCAGGTCGGAGTTGTGGTTCCAGAGCGCGCGCGCGTCGCCCTCGCGGATCGTCTTCGCGAACGCGCCCGGCCGGACACGCTCCCGAAACCCGCCGAGCGGCTCGGAGAGCTTGTTGAAGACCGCTGCGTGGCCGCTGATCTTCGATGGCTCGTCGTCCTTGGCCTGGCGGACCGACACGTCGAGCAGCGGGTACGTCCGTCTCACGATTTCAAGGCCTGGTCGCTTCATCGCTACATCCCTCCTCCATCCATCCCTAGTCGGGCACCACGGCACACTCGCAGCCGGCGTGCGCCGGCGGGTGCGAGATCCCTGTCGAAGGCACGAGCGCCGCGTCCACGCCGTCCGGCTGAAACGGGTCGCCGGCGTTGAGGAACGCTTCGCCCCCGCCGACGCTCCGCCCGTCCAGGCTGCTGCAGTACGGGCACGACTTCCCCGCGGCCGCCCAACGGGAGCGCCGGCCGGCCGACTGGTAGACCTCGCGCGCGATCGCGTTGCGCTCCTGCACAAGCTCGCGCGTCGCGAGCTTCCCCGGCCGCCGCTCCTCCCACTCCTCGAGCCGCAGGCGGATGGCGGCCGCCGGGTCCTCGCCTCGGGCGATCGCTTCGGCGGCCACGCTCTGCAGTTGCCGGCGCGATGAGATGGTCCAGCGGCTGGCGGCGTTCGTGATGTAGAGACCGACGAAGATGTCGAGCGCGGCGCCCATCGCCGGGTCCAGCCCGACGTCGTCGGCGGCGTCCGCGTGGGCCGCCTCCGCGTAGGCCGTCAGCGGCGGCGTGAGCTGCTGCCTAACGAAGTCCTCGTGCTCCGCGTAGAACTCCTCCAACCAGAGCATGAACTGCTCCGCGTCGCGCTGGCCCAGCAGGCGGTCGACCGCGCGCGTGACGTCTGCCGATTCCCGGCGCACGATGCGCGCCGCCGCTTCCTCGAACACGCCCCGGTAGGAGTGCGCGATCCGCTGTCGGGCGTCGAGCGAGCGCCTCTCCGATCGCACGCGCACCGAGCCGTCGTCGTCCACCTGCAGCGTCACCGGCGGCAGGCCCAGGTGCTTGATGGCCGGCAGGCCCAGGGCCTTCAGCGCCTCGGTCGGGTCGAAGCCGGCCCGGACCGCAGCGCCCACCGCCTCCCAACGCTGCGCCACCGATAGCCCGTCCGGGGCGGCGATCGTCATGTTGAGGGGATGCAGGTATGTGGCGCCCGCGCCACTGGGCAGCGGGTTCTGGTTCTCCATCTCCCGCACGTCGTCCGCGCTCCAGAGCCCCATGTTCCGGCCGGTCTGATAGCCCTGCATCCTCGTCGCGAAGTCCCCTCGCAGCAGCCCGTCGACGAGGAACTCGGGAAAGTAGATCTCCTGGTCGCTCTTCGATAGGAGCTGCATCTTGACCGCCTGCTCGAACCGCACGAGCCAGGGCCGCAGCGTGTAGACGACGTACTCGATGCCCTGGTGCTCGATGTTGGTGAACGTCGTCCGCTCGAGGTCCGCGATCATGTGCGGCGGCATCCGGTAGGCCCGGGCGATCTCCTCGATCTGGAACCGCCTCGTCTGCAAGAACTGCGCGTCCTCGGGCGGGATCCCCACCTCGTGGAACTTCATCCCCTCCTCGAGGATGTCCATTCGGTGCGCCTTCGTCAGCCCCTGGTGGCCCTCTTCCCACTCCTCCTTCAGCCGCTTGTACGCCGGGTCAGACAACCGCTGCGGGTGTTCCAGGTAGCCGCCCGGCCGCGCGTCCTGCGAGAAGAAGCGCGACCCGTACTCTTCGGCAGCCAGCCCCAGCCCGATCGCCTCGCGCATCAGCCCGATCGGCGACAGCCCGGTGACGCCGTTGAACGACAGTCCGGGCATGTGGAAGACGCGCCGCGCCGGCAGGATGCGCTCTTCGCCGTTCGGCGTCGCGATTCGGTACACCAGCGGCCCCGTCTTGTTGATGCGCTCGGGCGTGACTCGCTTCGGCGTGAGCGGCCAGAGGGCCAGCGGGTCCCCCGCCGCGTCGACCTCGATCTCCGCGTAGAGATTGCCCCACAGCAGCACGTGCACGAACTGCGTTTGGCGCCACTGGAAGGAGCTGATCTCCGAATTCGGCGCGTCGTGCAGGAGGCGATAGAGCCGGTGCTGCGGTGCGCGCTCCTTCCCTCGCGGCTGCAGCCGTCGGTTGAGGGGGAACGGCAGCGACGCGGCGTCTTCGCTGATGTTGCGCACGCAGCCGTAGACGGCGAGGAAGTTCATCGCCGTCTCCTCGTTCACACGTTTTCCGGCGATCGTGTCGCTGCCGCCGCCCAGCCACTCGCGCAGCCACGTCGGCGCGTTGCTCGGGTGCGCGCGCCGCTCGACCAGGAGCCTCTTCAGGAACCCCATCAGAGCTCCTTCACCAGCCAGAACGCGAGCAGGGCCAGGCCGCCGGCGATCAGCGCCGCCGACGGGTGGATAAGCCAGAGGCCCGCTGCCAGGAGCAGCAGGCCTCCGCTGAAGAGGGCGTCGCCGAGGTCCGGTCTCATGACAGGCTGCGCATCCCCCGCTCCTCGTACACGCTACGTCCGCTCTCGTGCCTGATCGCGCGGTCCAGCGCCATGATGCCGGCGACCATCCCGTCGATGCGCTTCCTCGTCTTCCGGCGGTCCGGCTTCACCGGCTTCAGGTTTTCCGCTGCGTCCTGTATCGTGACCAGGGAGTCAGCGTTCCAACGCAGCACCGGATGGCCGCCGTGCCAGAGGCGCTTCTGCGCGAGCAGCCGCAGCAGCTCCTTCGTCGGCGATGACATACTCAGATAACCCTGGCCGAACGGTACGACGGTGAAGCCATCGTCCTCCTGCAGCTCCAGACTGAGCTGCGTGGCATACGCTCGGTCGTAGGCGATCTCCCGAATGTCGAACTTCTTCGCGAGCTCGTTGATGCGTCGGCGGACGACCTTGTAGTCGATGACTGACCCCGCGGTCACCTCGATGTGGCCCGCTCTCTCCCAGGCGTCGAACGGCATGGCCATCTGACGACTGCGTTCTTCGAGATCGTCCCCGGGGATGAAAAAATACGGCAGCCAGATGTGGGGCCCGTCCTCCTCCAGCGGCGGGAAGTCAAGAACGAACGCCGTCAGGTCGATACTGCTCGACAGGTCCAGGCCTCCGTAGCACTCCCGGCCGCGTAGCTTCTCCGCGTCGATGACGCCTGAGCTCGCGTCCCAGACGGGCAGCGGGATCGCCTTCGTCTCCTCATCTGTCCGTCTGCGGCCGAGCCGCAGACGGAGGAAGGCGCTCAATTCGGGGGGCTTCTGACGGGCGGTGAGCGCTCCGTCCTGGAGGTCTGACAGCTTCACCGAGACCCCGAGGTTCGGTGTCGCCTTGGCCCAGTTTCGTGGGTCCTGCCAGTCGTCTTCCGGGTCGATCGCGGCGATGTACGTGAACAACGCCTCGTTGTCGATCGTGCCCTTCAGGACATCTTCGGCGTGATCGCGTTCGTTGACCCAGATGAGATTTGACTCGAAGCCGGCGGTCGTGATCTTGAAGATGAGCGGCTGTCGCCGCGCGCCGAGCGAGTTATTCAGTAGATCGATCACGCCTCGGTCCTTGTGGACGTGGATCTCGTCGATGATCCCGCCGTGCACGTTGATGCCCTCGATGTAATCGGAGTCCCTGCCCAGCGGCTTGTAGGACGAATCGGTGTTTTCAATCGACATGCTGTTTCGCAGCACCAAGACGCGCTTGCGGAGTGCCGGCGACTTCCTGACCATCCTGGTCGCTTCGTCGAAAATGATCTTCGCCTGGTTCCGGACTGTCGCGGCGGTATAGATCTCAGCGCCCGGTTCGTTGTCGGCGACGAACAGATAGAGCCCGACGCCGGCCGCGAGCGTGCTCTTCCCGTTCTTCTTGCCGACCTCGCAGTAGACCTGGCGGAAGCGCCGTGTTCCGTCCTCGCGCATCCAGCCGAAGACCGACCCGATGATGAACTGCTGCCACGGCTCCAGGCGGAACGGCTGGCCGCCCCACTCGCCTTTCGAGTGCTTGAGGAACCGGAAGAACTCGATCGCGTGCCGGGCCGCGTCCTCGTCGAACCAGCCGCGGGCGGGCTGGGCGGCCAGGTCGCGCAGGTGGCGCTCGCAGGCAAGCCGCACCAGCTCGCCGGCGACAACCTTCCCGCCGACGACCTGCTCGGCGTAGACGTGCCCGGGGAAGTCATGCTTAACCCTTCGCCTTCCGGCCACGGAAGGTCACCACCTTGCCGGCGTCGAGGAAGTCTTCAAGCTCCTCGTCCTCTTCCTTCGGCTTCTTGTCGGGCAACCGCATCCGGCCCCGGCTGCTCGGCGTCATCCCGAACTCCAGGCAGGCCTGGCGGATCTGCTGAAACGCCGTGTTCACGATGGCGAGCTCCGGCCGCTGGCCGATGTAGCCGGTCTTCGTCTTGAACGTCAGCTTCCCGGCGAGCGCCGTCTTCGCCGCCCGCCACCGCGAGTAGGCGTCGCAGTAGAGCGCCAGCGCGGTCCCGTCCATCTCGGTGAGCAGGTCCAGCCGCTC